GCGCTGCGTGCTCGCCGCGTCAAGGTCCACATCGGGACCGCCTCGGACATGTCGAAGGCGTGCGGGCTGGTGAAGTCCGACGTCGAGGCAGGTCGCCTGACCCATGCCGACCAGGAGCCGGTGAACAACGCCCGCGACGGTGCCCGGAAGCGTGCGATCGGCAAGGCGGGCGGTTGGGGTTATGACCGCAGCAACCCGTCGGTCGAGATCCACCCGCTGGTAGCGGTCACCCTGGCCCGGCTGGGTGCCTCGATGGACAAGAAGCCAATGAACAGGGCCGGCCACCGAGCGGGCGGACGAAGGGTGGTGACCGGCTGATGGCTGACCTCGCCACCATCCCTGCTACCCCCTCCTTGCGGATTGTCGTAGCCGATCTCGGCGCCGATGAGCAGGATTCGCTCGACGCGCTGGTCGCCCAGTGGCGTGCCAAGCGGCCTCGAAACAACCTCCGGTCAGCGTTCTACGACATGAAGAACTCCGAGCGGAGCCTGATGGCCCAGGCGGTGCCCGCGGTTGTCCGCCAGCGCCGGTTCGTCCTCGGCTGGTCGACGATCGCGGTCGACAAGCTCAATCGCCGCTGCAACCTCGACGGCTTCTATGACGCCGGTGGCGTGGACCTGGATTCCCTCGGCCTGCGCGAGCTGATGCGACAGAACCGGCTCGTCAGCGAGATCTCCCAGGGCGGCTGCTCGTCGTTGATCCACGCCGTGTCGTGGTTGGTGACCACTCAGGGCGACACCTCGATCGGCGAGCCAGAAGTGCTCATCAACGCCCGGTCCGCCACAACAGCCACGGGCATGTGGGACGTGCGGCGCCGTGCTCTGACGTCGTTCCTGTCGATCACCGCCCTCGATGACCGCGGCGAGCCGACGGCTATGACGATGTACTTGCCGAACCTGAACCTCGACATGGCCAAGGAAGCCGGGCGCTGGACGGTCGAGCGCCACCCGCACCGCTATGGCGTTCCGGTGGACCCGCTGCGCTACCAGTACCGCAGCGAGCGCGCACTTGGCCGCTCGCGCATCACGCGGGCGGCCATGTCGATTCACATGCAGGCGCTCGCGGCGATGATCCGGGCAGACGTGAACGGCGAGGCGTACAGCCTGCCCCGCTACGTGCTCCTCGGCGCCGCTGAGGACGCCTTCAAGAACGCCGATGGGTCCCCCAAACCGGCGTGGCAGGCAGCTTGGGACGCGGTGTGGGCGGTCGGCGATGATCACGATGCGCCGTCTGACGCGCTGGCCCGCGCGGACGTCAAGCAGTTCAACGGCCAGAGCCCGGAGCCGCAGAACGCGCACCTTCGGATGCTGGCGCAGATGTTCTCCGGCGAGACGGGCATCCCGATCGGCGAACTCGGCATCATCGGCGACTCCAACCCGACCAGTGCGGAGGCGTTGCAGACCTCCCGCGACGACCTGATTGCGGAGGCGGAGCAGACGACCGATAACTGGTCGCCAGACGTCTCCTCGGCCGTTACCCGGGCGTTGACGATGCTCAACGGCGACGTGCCCCCCGACCTCGATGTTCGCCCCCACTGGCGCAACCCGATCCACGTCTCTCGAGCAGCCGCGGCCGACGCCGGCACGAAGGTCATCGACAAGATGCCGTGGCTCGCGGAGACCGAGGTCGGCATGGAGCTGATGGGCCTCTCGCCCGACCAGATTCGCCGCGCCCTGGCCGACAGGCGCAGGGCACGTGGCTCCGAAGTGTTGCAAGCCCTCCGAGACCGGATGAGCCCGGGTGCCAACGTCGACGCAGCTACGGCGTGACGTCGCTCTGCTCGCAGGGCAGGCGCGGACCGACCTGGCTGTCCTGTTCCGCCAGATAGAGCGGCCTGATCAGGCCGAATCGGCATTGCGCGACCTCCTGCCGGGTCTGATCGACGCCTACGGTGCTGCTGCGGCGACCGTCGCAGCGGACTGGTACGACGATCTGAGGGACGAGCGCGAGGCGCGCGGGAGATTCACCGCGATCCCCGCAGAAGTCCCGGAGACGGGTGCTCAGGCGCTCGTGGGGTGGGCTCTGGCGGAGGCTCAGGACGTCTCCGGCTTACGGGGCCTCGTTGAAGGCGGCACCCAGCGCCGGATCGCCAACTTCTCTCGACTGACAGTGACCGGCTCCTCGATCGCGGACCAGGCTGCGCGCGGCTGGAAGCGTGTGGGCGCTGGCGGCTGCGACTTCTGCCGGATGTTGATCGGTCGGGGCGCCGTCTACACCGAAGCCAGCGCCGACTTTGCGTCCCACGACCACTGCAACTGCGCTGCAGCCCCTGAGTGGGCCTGACACCTAGACCAACCCCACCGCAACGGAGGGGTCAACCCGAAACGGGAGCACACCGCATGTCCGAGCAGACCGCCGAGGCCACCGCAACGGAGCCCGAGGCCACTCAGGAGAAGGCAAGCCAACCAAAGCCGTCCGAAACGGTCGACTTCTGGAAGCAGAAGGCGCGCGAGCAGGAGAAGCGCGCCAAGGAGAACGCCGACGCCGCCAAGCGGCTCGGCGAGATCGAGGAGTCGCAGAAGTCCGAGGCCGAGAAGGCGGCGGATCGTATCGCCAAGGCGGAAGCCGAGGCGGCGAGCGTGCCGGCGAAGGTCTCCGACGCCCTGCGGCAACACCTGGTCGACCTCCACAAGATCGAGACCGAGGACGCCGAACTGTTCCTCACGGCGACCGAGCCCGATCTGCTGCTGAAGCAGGTGACCCGCCTCCTGGCCCGCTCGGACGAGCAGACCGCCGCCCAGAAGAAGGCCGGCAACCACGTGCCCCGCGAGGGCAACAACCCAAAGCCCGGATCGGACGAGATGCGCGATTTCACGCGCGACCTGTTCGCAAAGGCCACCTCTGAGTAGGAGAACTCATGGCAACGCTTGCCACCGGATCACTCACGATCCCCAAGCAGAAGCTCGCCCCGTGGCTCGGGGCGATCAAGTACGGATCGGCCGTCGCCAGCCTGTCCGACTCGACCCCGATGACCTACGGCGAGGGCGAGACCTGGACGTTCAGCATCGGCGAGGCCGAGTACGTCGGTGAGGGCGCGGACAAGGGTGCCAGCACCGTCACGCCGACCACGAAGACGGTCAAGCCGTTCAAGTTCCACAAGACCCTCCGCATGAACGAGGAAGTCCTGTGGGCCGACGAGGACCGCCAGCTCGAGGTGGTCGACCAGATCCTCGACGAGATCCAGCCGGCGCTCTCCCGTGCCCTGGACTTCGGGGTCTTCCACGAGATCAACCCGACCGGCGGCGCTGTCGTGGCCGCCATGAACGGCGGTCTCACCGACACCACGAACACGGTGGAGTACGTGGGCACCGACGCGCCCTACGTGAGTCTCGACGCGGCCGACGCGCTGGTGCTCGCCGACGGGTTCATCCCCCGCGACGTCGCCCTCGACCCGTTCTACGCCGCGAAGTTCTCGGCCAAGCGGGGCACGAACTCCGAGCAGAAGCTCTACCCGAACTTCGTGCTGGGTACGGCGGTCTCCGAGCTCGACGGCCACCGGGCGTCGGTCTCCAACACGGTCCGCGCCCTCGGCGTGGCCGCGGTGGCGACCAACATCATCGGCTTCGTCGGCGACTTCTCCGCGATCCGCTGGGGCGTCCAGAAGTCGATCGGCCTGGAGGTCATCCGCTACGGCGACCCGGACGGCGGCGGTGACCTGAAGCGCAAGAACCAGGTGGCCTTCCGTGCGGAGGTCGTCTACGGCTGGGGCATCGCCGACCTCAACGCCTTCGCCAAGGTCACGGACGCGGTCTGATGGCTGACGTAAAGACGGTCACCGGCACCCTCGGGGGAGCCAAGGTGACGACGAGCGAGGAGAACGCCGAACGCCTCGGGTCTGCGTTCGAGCCGACGAAGGCGACGACCAAGAAGTCGACGTCCAGCTCAACGTCCAGCAAGACCAGCAAGTAGCAGGGAGGGGGCGACCCGTGGCTGAAATCATCGCGGTCGTCGACCTGCCGTCGTCGATCCAGTCTGCCGAGCTCGTGCAGGCGATGATCGACGGCGCCAACGCCAAGGCGTCACGGGTCGCCCCCTGCCTCGCTTCCGTCGATCCTGTGCCGAGCCTCGACCTGCTGTCGGAGGCGCGGCTGGTGCTGATTGGCGCCGTCAAGCGGTGGGCCGAGGCTGGTGCGGGTTCCGTCCAGTCGCAGCAGGCGGGGCCGTTCGGCATGAGTGTCGACACCCGCCAGCGAACCGGGTTCAACCTGTGGCCCTCGGAGATCACCGCCCTCCAGGACCTCTGCAAGACTTCCACGCCGGCGGGCGCGTTCTCGATCACCCCGACCCCTGCGACGTCGGCACACATGCCCTGGTGTGCGCTGATGATGGGTGCCAGCTACTGCTCGTGCGGCGCCGACCTGGCGAACTACGAGTACCCGCTGTATGAGGGCGGGGTTCTCTCCGGGGACGACTACTGATGGACTTCCCGCACGGCGAGACCGTCGACGTCCTGGCCGCCGGCACCGTCTCCGACCCGTACTCGGGCGATGACGTGGAGTCGTGGGACACGCCCACCGAGACCGCCCACGACGGCGTCGCGGTGGAGCCCCGACCG